CGGAAACTTTGCAAATGAGCACTAAGATTTTTTATCGAACCCTCACTCGCGTAAGTGGGATAATTTGTGCGCTAACTATTGTTACCGAGAAGGATATTTGGTACTTCAATGGGCTATTTTTAATAGTGTGCGCTGTTTGGCTCTGGGGGGAATATGACTGGTACAAAGAAAGAAAATATAAGGGTCTTTAATGAGGTTTAATCTTTTTTCACGATATGCGATTGTAGGTGTGTTTAACACACTCATTCACTGGATCACATTCGCGATTTGTTTTGAAAGAGGTTTACCTCAATCTTTTTCAAACTTCATAGCATTTGGTGTGGCGGTAACATTTTCATTTTTAGTAAATTCCAAATGGACTTTTAACTCTGATGCCACAACAATCCGATACATTATGTACGTATTTTTTATGGGTATGATAGCTGTAATGATTGGATCATACTCGGACAGGCTAAAAGTGTCCCCTGTGGCAACTCTTGTCGTGTTTTCGGGTGTAAGCCTAATTTGTGGATTCCTGTATTCAAAATATATAATTTTTAAGGATAAGAAATGATCATTTCTTTAATAGTTCCAGTTTTCAATGAAGAAGATGCCATACCTATCTTTTACGAAGCTGTAAGGAAGGAATTAAGTGGTTACGAAGTTGAGATTATTTTCATCAACGATGGTAGTAATGATAAAACTGAAGAAATGATTAATAGCCTGTCCATTTCAGATAATATGGTAAAATCTATTTCTTTTACGAGAAATTTTGGTAAGGAGCCTGCTCTTTTTGCTGGGCTCGAGGCAGCTTCAGGCGATGCAATTATACCAATTGATGTAGACCTTCAAGATCCTATCACAGTCATCCCTGATCTCATAAATAGCTGGATAAGTGGTGCGGATGTGGTTTTAGCAAAAAGAATTGATCGAAGCACTGATGGTCACTTAAAAAGAAAGACAGCCGAGTGGTTCTACCGCCTGCACAACATGATCAGCTCTCCAAAAATTGAGGAGAACGTAGGTGATTTTAGACTCATGTCCAGAGAAACTGTAGAACATATAAAACTACTTCCGGAGCGAAATTTATTCATGAAAGGCATTTTGTCATGGATTGGAGGAAAGGTGGAGATTGTAGAGTACTCTAGGGCAGAGCGCGTAGCTGGAGTATCTAAATTTAATGGATGGAAGTTGTGGAACTTAGCTCTTGAGGGCATTACTAGTTTTTCAACATTTCCCTTAAGAATGTGGACTTACCTTGGCCTTTTTGTTGCAGCGTGCTCATTTTTTTATGGTTCTTACATGCTTGTTAATACTATTTTTTTTGGGAACCCTGTAAAAGGTTATTCTTCTTTAATGGTTTCAATGCTTTTTCTGGGGGGGATCCAATTGATTGGCATTGGCGTGCTTGGGGAATACATTGGCAGAATATACATCGAGACCAAACAAAGACCAAAATATATTTTAAAGGATGATGAAAAATGATCTTTAAAAAATCACTATACCCTTCCTGTATTTGCATGATACTTTTGACAATACCTCTTGTTTTATCGCGCAGCGATTTTCAGGATGATATGTATCGTAGCACAAGTGGTTATACAGACTTTTGGTTCGAAAATGCGAGGCCTCTTTCAGTATGGTTGTATAGATTTCTTCACCAAGGATTCATAACTCCAGACACTTCTCCTCTAAACTTTGTTCTGGCAATGTTTATAATTCTTTCTTCTGGGGTTCTTATTGCACAAAAGATTTCTCCTGAACATGGAAGTGTCCCTAGACTTTGTATACCTATATTATTTATGAGTTCACCCTTCCTGACATCAATCTTGTCATATAAATATGATAGTCTGACTGCATCCACTGCTCTTCTAATTGCTGCAATTGTCCCTATTTACAACTACAAAAAAAAATTTCTCGATATAATCATTGGAACTATATTATTGGTGATTATGTTTTGCCTTTATCAACCGGCACTTTCGTTGATGGTTGGTCTAATGGGGGTTAGCTTAATCTCGGGCAATCGGAATGAAAAAACCTCACACAAAATTGAACACCTGACTCTTTCATCAATTAAAATAATTATCTCATTTATTTTATATAAGCATTTCATCGCAGATAATTTTCTCAATGATTATTATAAGCAAAGCGGAACTCTTATCGAGCTCAATCAAAACTTCGCACAAAGCATATCTTTCAACATAGTTAATTATTCCAAAAATCTATCTTTATTCTTGCTTAACCCTTATATATTTACACCTACGCTATTAGGGTTAATTTTAATATTACTTGATAGTTTTATATTTCGAACACATAGATCTGCTTTACTAATTATCTCTTTCATATTGGTTGCGATTGGCGCATTAGGTTGCAATATCATATTGCGATCCCCATCATTTCAGGGTAGGGAAATGCTTGGGATGCCTGCATTACTAATTTTGATAGTTCTTCTTTTGTGCCAGTCAAAATTCAAACGATTCGCTCCTCCTGTAGCTGTCGCGATAACCTTAGGTGTATTCCTAACAAACTTAGTTTTATCTTATACCTTCTTAAATTATAAAGATGCGATAAAGGATCGGGATTCACTTGTTGTCGCAGCTGTAAACTCAAGCATTGAGAACTATGGCGTTGGAAATATAAATAAGATTAGAATTGATGAATCATCATTTTTTAATACAAAAAAAATGAATGTTATTCAAATCGCTCATCCAATAATATCAAGAATGATTTATGACAAAGGCCCTTCAAGCACTTGGTATTTCAGAGCCTTAATTAATGAAGAAAGTGGCATTGACTTTCCAATTTCAAAACTTGATACCAATGGCTACAATCCAGATTTTAGGACATGCTTCACCTCATCATCTTTAACTGACGCATCCCTAAACATAAGATTTGAAAAAAACTGCTTAGTCCATAATAACATTTGAATCTCAGGAAAATACTGGTTATTACATCATATAAACCCCGCGTAGTCGGGGCTTTTATTACTCAGGTTTATCTGGCCATTTGATATCTGGTGCATTAGACGTATCCACGCGATTCAGAAGCACTCGATATTTTTTCCAGGCCGTGAGTCGCGCTTTCTCATCATCCGTTGCCATGTCCAGATCAACGGCATCCTGAAGAATTGAAATCGTCTGACTGGCTTCTGAAATGAGGTTGCCCTTATGCTGCTCTGCCTGAGCTATAAGTTCTCCCCTAGGAACTTCGGGTGCGGGTGGTGGTGTGAAAACACCTTCTTTGTAAGTCCACCCTATACCTGCACCACTATCATTGGTCTTAATAGGAACAGTTCCTTCTGGAGGGCTCCAATCCGATTCTCCATCCCATAAAGTTACATTTGTCACTATTCCAGAAGAATCTACTGTTGCATAAACATCAGTTGTCATTAGGCGTACTCCCACACAATTACCATTCCTGGGTTACCGGATTTACCTGTATAGCTTGTCGCTGCAGGGGCATAAAAACCATCAGCCCCTCGACCCTGCCACCCTCCCGGAAACGGAGAGTTTGGAGCAGAAAATCCACATGCAGTACCAGATGTTACCTGAACCACTTGGGTCGATAGGGTGTCACCTTGGGAAGATGAAAGAATAAGTCCCGTGGATGTATTTTTTGCACCTGTCCGATGATAGGCGTTACCTGCCACACCTGCACCTGATGATGATAAAGCTGCATCGGCAGGGTTTCCTCCGTCCAGTGACATATATGGACCAAAATATGTCGCACCACCATAGTTATTCGCTACACCTCCAGCACCAACAGTAACGGTGAGTGGAGTAGTAATAGCGCTTATATCAAAACGAGATTTGTTATATTGCCCATGATATCCAGGTGGGGAACCACCTGTTTGACCGCTAGCGGTTGATCCAGATCTGCTACCTCCTCCACCAGAAATAGCCTCGACAATAATTCGTTTTGTTCCCGGAGATGGAGTGTATTGCCCATTAGTAACAAATGTCTGGATGTTTAGAAGTCGACCCGAGTCGACTAGGGCTTTAATAGCTTCGGTAAGCTGAGAATTTTTGCCTTTATCTAAATTAATTCCTGCTGCTTCAATCACCCCCGCTATCTCTTCCTGAACTGAATCAAAGTAGTCAGCATCCAGTGCTGTTGGAAGTTTCCCAGTTTGAGGGTTCCCGCCAGTGAAGCCGTTTTTACCCGTGCCAAATTTGTCTACCTGTGCAGTGGACGTGTCAATACGATGCATGGATTACTCCGTGAATAAGAAGATTAAATAGGTATGAGATGGTGCAAGTTTGTTAAGCACGCACTCTACAACAGTCTCACCCCATCTCCGGATTGAGTCCGTGCAATTGCTGATGCATGTTATGGGGCTTATTTGTGCCGATTCAGGAATATTTACGCGCCAGTAATAGCGCCATTCATCACTATATAGAGAATCTGTGCAGGCAGAATTACAGGTGAAACTGCTTTTCGGATATCTTGTTATCGTTGCATCGGTATATCCAAGTGCATCAAGTTGTGCTCGATAAAAAGATTCGTTTATTCCACCAGCAAGGTTTATCTTCGCATCGAGCCTCTGCCGACGTTGCTGAAGCGTTTGAGTGCCCTCGGGGGCGCAAACATCCGGAAGCCCTGAAATTCGCTCGTAGCGGTCTATCAACTCGGTAACAGACCGAGGATCAATCTCTAGCATCAACTCATCACTGCGTGCGTGAGTGCGAGAAAGAACTGGCGCAAATCCCAGTAGCAAAGGGTCGCTTGCATCCCATGCTGGTCCGCGTGGTAACAACGCACCAAGCATTTGTTCATACTGCGCTGTCAGGTCCATGTGAAGTCCCCTACTACCCCAACTTCGCCTTTTGCGATTGGCACCTCATCTGTCGGACTGACAAGAACGTGACTATATTCACCTGTCGCCAGGCTAATAGCCTCGCTGATTCGGGAAGGCTCCAGCGCCCCTTCAGGCACGCCATCGCGGAGGTTCATCGCTCTGAT